CGTAGCCTCATCGACATTTACATCTGTTCCTGTATCAGTGAATATAACGCCTTCTGCTACCTCGTCAAAAATACTTATTATGGTGAGTGGAGGTACTATTGCGCCCGACGACCAGTGTAGTGTGACCGTGGCGCAGGTTTACAGAGACTCAACCGCATTATCAGGGGCATCGTTTAGTTGTAATATCTGGGTAAACCACGGGAGTCACCATCCCACTGGTAGCCCAGCGAGTATTACATATCTTGACTCCCCTGCAACAACATCTGAAATAACATATCAACTCTATGTCAAAGAAGAGAGCGGTGGTTCAAGTACTATTTATATAAATTATTACGGAAGGGGAGATATGACAATTACAGCTATGGAGATTGCGGTATGAATATAGAGAGAATATTTAGGTCATTAGGCGTGATCGAATTTAAGATTGAAGGCGCTCCAGCCACTCAGGAAGAATATGAAGAAAATGTTGAGGTTTTAGCGGATGGAATTAAACCGCCCTGGGATACTGTTGTTGCAGCGCAAGCAGCATATCTCGCAGAGCAGCCATCTAGGGATATAGCTAACATTCGTGAGAAGCGTAACAACCTACTAGGCGAAACTGACTACTTTGCTTTGTCAGATGTAACCATGTCACCTGAGATGGCAAACTACCGTCAAGCACTCAGGGATTTGCCATCTACTGTAGACATCAATAATCCTGTTTATCCTGAGAAGCCATAAACCATAACATCCATGAAACTTGATGAAGCGTTTAATATAGAACCACAGGTCTTGACAACCTACGAAAAGCAAGAGGTTGTCATATCTGATTCTATTGAAAAGGATATTAAGAATGATTACGATTACACTAGAGAGAATCTATATAATCTAGTTGAGAATGGTAATGCTGCACTAGAGGATTTGGTAGAATTAGCTAAACAATCAGAACATCCTCGTACATATGAGGTCTTAGCAACTCTAATCAAATCAATAGGGGATACAACAGATAAGTTATCCGTCCTACATGAGAAACAAAGGAAATTGACTGCAGAGACAGAAGATACTATTACTAATAATAATTTATTCGTTGGATCCGCAACAGATTTACTTGATTTGATAAAAAAATGATATGTACTATTACTACATTATTAAGATTCGTGAATCCCTAATCAAAGTTGGTATTACTAAGAATCCAGAGCAAAGACTTAAAACATATAGAACAGCTGATCCATCTTTAAGTTATTATAAGGTATATGAGCTACCTATGGATAAAAGAGAGATACTTAAGAAAGAAAAAACTATCTTATCTGAGCTAAGAAGATGGTATACATGTCGTTCTGAAACTATCGAATCTGATAACCCTAGGGCCATTGAAATGATAGTAGATGGATTATTAAATGAGTGATCTATATCTAAACAATCCTCTTCTAAATAGAAAGCATACTGTACACAATTATACAGAGGAGCAAATCCTTGAGTTTAAGAAATGTGCAGAGGATATAGAGTACTTTGCTGAAAATTATTTTACCATAGTTCATATAGATAAGGGTAAAATAAAAATACCACTATATGATTATCAAAAGAAATTATTATCTCAATTCACAGATAAAAGATTCAATATAGTAACACAATCAAGACAAAGTGGTAAGACAACTACTACAACTGTTTTTGTATTGCATTATATATTATTCAATAAAGATAAGACTGTAGCTATACTTGCTAATAAGGGTGATACCTCACAGGAAATCTTATCTAGAATCCAGTTAGCATTCGAATTAATTCCCAATTGGCTTAAACCTAATGTAGTAGAATGGAATAAGAGAACCGTTGAGTTTGAAAATGGTTGTCGTATAATGGCACGTGCTACTTCATCTTCCTCTATTCGTGGTCAAAGTGTAGCTTGTCTAATTATAGATGAGGCGGCTTTTGTTGAGAGGTGGGATGAATTCTATAAAAGTACATATCCCACAATTGCTTCAGGCAAAGAATCTAAAGTTATATTGGTTAGTACTGCGAATAAACTCAATCACTTTAATGCTATTAGAGTTAAAGCCGAAAGGAAAGAGAATGAGTTTACTGCATTTGAGGTGAAATGGGACGATGTACCGGGTAGAGATGAGGAATGGAAGAGACAGACTATAGCTAATACATCTCTTGAAGATTTTATGCAAGAGCATGAGAATATAGCTTTGGGCTCGGCAAACACCCTGATACCTTCATCAATCCTTCGAAATATTATACCAAATGAGCCTCTTGAAATAATTGGGAATATAAGGTATTTTGATAGACCTATTACTGGTAATAGTTATTTGGTTACGGTTGACACCTCTCATGGTAAGAATCTAGATTATAGTGTAGCTACAGTCTTTGATATAACAAGGTATCCCATAAAACAAGTAGCTATATTTAGAGATAATAATACACCACCTCTTGTTTATGCTAAGATTATTAATAATCTGGCTATTCGATATAATGAGGCACACATTCTTGCTGAATCTAATGATGTTGGTAGTCAGGTACTAAATGAATTGAATTATGAGTTTGAATATGAGAATCTAATAAATGAATCATCAAGGAATTTGGGTGTTCGGACTACTAAATTAACTAAAAGAGTTGGTTGCTCTGTATTATCTGACCTTCTATCCTCAAATAAGCTTATTATACAGGATATAAATACTATATTAGAATTAGCTAATTTCGTGAGTAAAGGATCCTCATATGAAGCAGAGAGAGGTTCTACTGATGATATAGTCATGACATTGGTTATGTTATCATGGTATACAACTCAGGAGAATTTCGAATATATGAGTAAAGTATCGATAAAAGATCTTTATAAAGATCAATGTTCGGAAGTTGATGACTTGATAGCACCAATATTCACTGCAGAAGAACCGAAAGGTTATTATGAAGCAGGGGATTATTGGGTTAAGGGATAACATATTAACATTTAAAAATTATATATTATAAATAATCATATGGCAGAAAATAATAGTATTTTTGGTTTCTCATTTAAGAAATCCAAGAAAAATAAAAAAGAAAGTTTTGTAACACCCATATCGGATGATGGTGCTCTAGATATAGGAGTATCTGGATTCTTTGGTGCTGCTATTAACTCTAAGTCAGATACAGCCTCAAATGAAAATGGACTGATCGAGCAATATAGAGAATTAGTGGGTATACCAGAGGTTGATCAGGCTGTAGAAGATATTATTAATGAATCAATCATTTCTGATGGTATTGCTGATCAATCTGTATCCATCTCTATCGTAGATTCAGAATATTCTGATGAAGTAAGTGAATTAGTTAATAATGAGTTTCAGACAATTTTACGTCTTCTCAACTTTAATAGTCAGGGTCATGATATATTCAGAAATTGGTATATTGATGGACGTATATACTATCATAAAATAATAGATGGCAATGCATCTAAGAAGGGACTTCTTGAATTAAGACCTATTAACCCAACAGAAATAAAGAAAGTCCGTGAAATAGTCAAGGAACTTGATCCTGTATCTCGTGTAGAGATGGTTAAGGACATCATAGAATACTATGAATATAATGATGGCCAAAATGAATTAAAGATCTCAAGTGATACTATTGCGTATGAAACAAGTGGTGTTATAGATAGAAGCACCGGTATGGTTCTAAGTCATCTACACAAGGCTATACGCCCCGCGAATCAGTTAAAAATGACTGAAAATGCACAGGTTATATATAGATTAGCTCGAGCACCAGAGCGTAGAATATTCTATATAGATGTTGGTAATATGCCTAAAGCTAAGGCAGAACAACATCTTAAAGATATAATGGATCGTTATCGTAATAAAATGGTCTATGATGCATCTTCAGGCACACTTACTAATTCATCTGATGAGATGAGTATGATGGAGGATTTTTGGTTGCCTCGCCGTGATGGTGGTAAAGGTACAGAGATCACTACATTACCAGGGGGTAATAATTTAGCTGATATTGATGATCTTATATATTTCCAAAAGAAATTATTTAAATCTCTTAATGTACCAGTATCAAGACTAGACTCAGAAAGTACATATACTTTTGGCTCTGGCTCAGAGGTAACTAGAGATGAGGTTAAATTCTCTAAATTTATTGCAAAACTGAGAAGAAAGTTTACTGGGTTATTTGATGATCTTCTAAGAACACAGCTCCTACTTAAGGGGGTTATTACTGAGGTTGAATGGGATAAATTAAAAGAAAATATCACGTATCGCTTTCAGGAAGATAACTATTATGCAGAGTTAAAAAATGCTGAAATTCTAAAGGAAAGAATATCTACATTAGAAACTATAGATCCATATGTAGGTAAATTCTT